AATCGAGTTGTTACGTCGTATAAATCCGTCTTTCAAATCTTGTGATAACGCGCATTATAAGAACTTGCCATTTGAGATACCCGAAAGTTGGGTGTGGGTAAAGCATAATGATATATTAGAAATTTCTGGTGGAGCGCAGCCGGCGAAATCTTATTTTAGTTCGGTTCAATTACCCAATTATATTAGACTATATCAAATTCGAGATTATGGGGATACACCTATACCAGTATATATACCTATTGAATTAGCCTCCAAACAGACAAGAAAGGGTGATATTTTATTAGCTCGTTATGGCGGTTCGTTAGGCAAAGTCTTTATTGCAGAGGATGGGGCATATAATGTTGCAATGGCTAAAATTATATTCAGATATGAACAGCCTATAAATAAAGACTATGTATATTACTATTATTTATCAGATATTTATCAGAATAAACTAAAAGAAATATCTCGAACTGCCCAAGCAGGATTTAATAGTAATGATTTCAACGAAATGTTTTTTCCTCTACCACCAATAAACGAACAAAAAAGAGTTGTTTTGGAAATTAAAAAATACAGTGAATTACTTGATAACATAATAGCCGAACTATAATTCGGCTATTATGTTATCAAGTTTGCCCAAAAGGTCAGTTACTGTTTGAACAATGCGTTCCTGCTCTGCCTTTGGCGGAATTAGGATTGGTAATTTAGAGTATTCTGAGATCCAATATCGCTTGTGTGTGTCTCCAACTAAACGAGTGATACTCATATAGAAGCCGACATATCGGATGTCTATTTCCTTTTTTACTCTCAAAATCTTCATCGCCGAAGATTTTATCTTAAATGGAAAATCCACGAAACGGGAATCTGTTGTAAAGTCATCAAAGATAATCACAGGAAGATTATCGCATATACCGTCTGTTTCATTCGTGTATCCAATTATAAAAGATTTTCCAGCTGTTAAAACCGGTGTGGGATAATCTTCACTGTAATCGGTCGAATCGACAATATATGCCTGCGGTTGTTCGTAATCGACAATATCTTCCAAGCGACAAATCGACCATCCAGAAGGCAAGTTCTTATAATGCGCGTTAGGTGGTTCTTGTTTATATTGTTACTGTTTCATTTCTAAAACGAAAGAGATTTATGGTAACAAAATTCGAAAAGCATCTTAGCAAGTCAGACTTGTCTAAGAATACCGTTACATCGTATGTATGGACGGTAGCCTATTTTCTTGCGCATTACAAGGAAATCAATTCCAATAACTTGTTGGCATACAAAGGGTATCTGTTGGAAAAGTTCAAGCCCCAAACGGTAAATCTGCGTTTGCAGGGGATGAACAAATTTCTTGAATTTATCAAGCAGGATAAGCTCAAAATGAAGTTTGTCAAAGTGCAGCAGAAAAACTTTCTTGAAAATGTCATCAGCAACGAAGACTACAAATTCCTGAAGACAAGACTTAAAAATGATGGCTACGAGGAGTGGTATTTTGTCGTATGGTTTATGACGGCTACCGGTGCTCGTGTCAGCGAGCTATTGCAGATTAAGGCTGAACATATTACCGCAGGGCATCTTGATATTTATACCAAAGGCGGCAAGATTCGCCGTTTGTATATTCCCCAAATACTGAAAAACGAAGCTGTCGTTTGGCTTCGGTCAAAAGGGATTTCGAGCGGATATATATTTCTCAATCGCTTCGGTAAGCGCATAACCACACGCGGTATTGCCCAGCAACTGAAACACTTTGCTGACAAGTACGGCTTAAAACGGGAGGTCGTTTACCCTCATTCTTTTCGGCATCGTTTTGCAAAGAATTTTCTTGACCGCTTTAATGATATTGCATTGCTTGCCGATTTGATGGGGCACGAAAGTATCGAGACCACGCGCATCTATCTGCGTCGCACGGCAACCGAACAACGGGCAATCGTAGATAAAGTTGTAACCTGGTAATCCGAATCTTTGGAGGCAACGATTAAGCCTCCAAAGATTCTTTTATCTTGTCAATCGTTGCAAATAACTCCTCGATTTTAGCGACTATGCGTTTTTGTTCAGCATAAGGCGGGATATTGATTAAATATCGTTTTAACCATTCTGTACTGATATTTAATTGTGCAACTCCTTTTGCAGAGGTAATACAATCGTTTCTGAAAGTATCTGTTTGAAAATAGTAAAACAGGTATTTTTTGTGAATAAATTGTTCGTTCATCCTTATACATCCCACACGCTGATTTAATGCAGCAGGAAGTAATTCATTGGGTAAGAATCCAACTCTACCTACATTGCCAGTTAGAGACATTAATAAATCATTCTTCTTTAAGATGAACTTCTCTATCTCTTTTATAGATGATTTTGGATAAAACTTTGGATCATCATCCATAATTTTACCATCTTGAACATTTGTAATGCGAATGACTCGAATTCCATTTTCTACATATTTTCCACTCTGGAATGCAAATCCATTGAGTATTTCTACCATGCAGTCATTCAGGGATATACTACACCAACCTTGAAGGGCACTTTTATAATGCGCGTTATCACAAGGTTTGAAGCTGGGATTTATGCGCCGTAGGAGGTCGATAGCGGGTTCGTCATTCGGGTCTTGCGGAACGAGTTTGCCGTGGATAGCCAAATCTAATATTTTAGATTTTGCTCGTTTTATGGCGTTTTTTAAATCCGTTTGTTCTTGTTCAAGCTGGTCAATGATAGAGAACCATTTTTCAACAGCCTCTATTATTCTATTTTGCTCTTTCTGTGGTGGAAGTGCAAATCCAAAATCTTCTATTACCTCCTTACTTATTCTCTGTTGCCCAACTGCTCCACTAAAATTCTTAATACCATAGGAAATAAATTCTTCTGAGGAATAAAAATATGAAACATATTTAACGTCTATCATAATTGGACGTAATATGTGTAATTCTGTTGTTCCTGCCCCAATCCCATTGGGAAGATTATTAAAAATCACAGACTTTCTATTCTCAAAACATGGTGTTATTTTCGCTAATCCAAAATCACCATTAGTAAAATGAGTATACCCAGTTTTTACAGTCTTCCATAGCACCGATTCGTAGCTATGTTGATAATGATATCCATCCTTAATTAAAGGCATAGGAACAAATCCAACCTCAATTGTGTCCTCTGCGTTATTTCTATGATTAATAATAAAAACGTCAGACGGTTTACACCACGCCCAATTTTCAGGTATCTCGAACGGCACGTTCTCATAAGGGGATGTATCGGAAGAGGCAGACTTCTTGCTGCGCTTGATTTTCCCATCCTTTATCAATTGTTCTTTTTCGGCTTTGATGCGTTCGAGCAATACGGATGCTGGCTCGTCGTTCGGGTCTTGCGGAACAAGTTTACCACGAATAGCCAAATCGAGAATCTTTTGACGTAGTTTCTTCGTATCCATATTACTCCTCGATATTTGCCAATAATTTTTGTAACTCGGCAACCGCCTTGCTGATATTATCGCTCTTTTGCTGAATCGTTGCCATCAACTCGCTCAATGTCAAATCGGCATCGGCATCACCAAACTTTATCCACGATATATCGAGACTCGTTTTGTCGCGTTTGAGTACCTCTTCAACACTATATTTACGCCAACGGCCATTAGGATTAGCCTCGGCATCATACGTTTCAGTACGAGCATTGATATTGTCGGCCTTATAACACTCGACAAACTCATCGAGGTGGTGCCGCAGCATCGGATTCGTAGCCAATGTATGTTTTACCCCCGTGCGATAGTCGAAAAACCAAATATCTTTGGTCGGAGTTCCCTTTGTAAAGAATAGTACATTCGCTTTTACGCCTTGCGCATAGAAAATACCCGTAGGCAAACGCAAAATCGTATGCAAGTTAAAGTTTTTCAAAAGCTCTTTGCGGATAGTTTCGCCGGCTCCGCCCTCGAACAGTACATTATCGGGTAGAACGACAGCAGCCCGTCCTTCGTTTTTGAGCATCACCATCATGTGCTGCAAAAAATTGAGCTGGTTATTCTTCGTCGTGGCATAGAAATCCTCACGATTTACATCGACAGAGCCAGACGGACGAGTACCGAACGGAGGATTAGCAAGAATTACATCAACAAGCACCGACGGGGTTTTCTCCAACGAATCCTGACAAATAATAGGGCTGCGGTCGGTACCGATTCCGTGCAGATAGAGGTTCATCGAGGCAAGCGTAACCACCAAAGCCGTATTATCATAACCATGCAGTGCGCTGTTTTTCAGAAAATCCTGTTTCCCCCGGTCTGTCGATTGCGGTTTCATGTGGTCGTATGCTGCAAGCAGGAAACCGCCCGTACCACAAGCAGGGTCGCAAACTGTTTCGCCAATCTGGGGATTGGTAACATCGACCATTGCTTTAATCAATGAACGAGGTGTGAAATACTGCCCCGCACCGCTTTTCTTATCCTGACCGTTCTTTTCCAAAATACTCTCGTAGATAGCACCTTTCACATCGCCATCCATAACTAACCACGACTCGCCGTTGATAAGCGTGATAACCTTTTTGAGATAAACAGGCTTGTCGATTTTATTCTGCGCTTTGGTATAGATTGTTCCAATCAGGTTCTGTTCCTGACTCAACTTTTCGAGCGTATTTTCATACTGCTTGACGAGGTCAAGACCATCGAGGTTCGTCAAATCTTCCCAGCGGTATCCTTCGGGGATAGCGGAATCTTCGCCAAACATCTTGACATTTTCGTCGTCCATCTTCAAGAAAAGAAGATAGGTCAGCTGCGTGATATAGTCTGTAAAACCTATGCCTTGACCGGCAAGCGTAGTTGCCAGTGTCCATACCTTTTTTGTGAGGTTCTGTTCGTTTGCGGTTGCTTGTGCCATATATTGTTATGCTGTTTTTCTATAAATTAGGAACTGCGAGAGCGATACGAGTGAATTGTTTACCTGTTCGGGATTACCGAATGCCTGAATCAGTTGTGCGGCATAAGTTCTATCCCAGTCGCGAACATCTTTTATCGTACACGAACCATTCGATGCGATGTATGATACGATTTGTTTGATTAACGCTGTTTGTGTATCGGTAATGCTTCGCTGCATCTGACCGCACCAAAGATTGAAATACTGATTGGCGGTAGAATGCAGGCTGTTTAATGTTGTAATCTGACGGAATGCAAAGCGTACCAGTTGAATGATATTGGTAACAGCCTCTTTTTCCTCCTTTGTCGAGAATTTAGTAACGACTTCGGGATTTATAAGCGAATAAGTATTCCACAACAACGTAGGATTAAACTTGCTGTTGGCAAATTTCAACTTATTCTCCAAATCTTTCAGCATCGTGTAGGTAATCGGCTCACCTTGATTGTTATATATGATTCGCAGGGCTTCAATCTCGTCTTTATGCTCGTTGATATATGTTTCAAACGCATCAATCGTATTTTGTGCCTCCTCAATTGAAAATCCCTTGGATATCAGCGTATCTTCGCCCGGCTGCAATATCGTTACGAAACCTGCATTCAGAATCAACAGATAATATCGGGCATCGGGATGGTTTACGATTGCCGCTACCAGCCCTTTGCGCTCGTTATTCAGCTCATTGATGTCGATATATGGCGGAAGTGTATCGGCTTCCAAAGCATCGTATATACCGACAGCAATATCTTTCATATCAGCTTTCGCCAGCCTTGCAAATTCGTCGCGTTCGGATGCTTTGCATTTATTATAAATACGGGACAGGCGTGCAGCCAAAAGGCGCAGATATTCATCCTGCACATTGCCGTGCGTGATACGCTCCAACAGTTCTTTGAGTGTCATCACCGGAGTCGGCACGTCATCCGTTCCCGGACGGGTTACCTTCATTTCGTGCTCTGTTACGCCAACAGCATCAACCAGATAGAACAAGTCTTTACTATACGCATTCGGCGTAACATTCCGCAACTGTTCATCCCCAATCGTGCGCACTCCGCGCCCCTTCATCTGAGTATACAGAGAATCCGACTCGACATCGCGCATAAACATGATCACTTCGAGCGGCTTGACATCCGTACCCGTAGCAACCAGCGTTACAGTAACAGCAATGCGGAATTCCTTGTTATTGCGGAATTGCCGTATCAATTCGTTGCTATCTCCGGCAGAATAGGTAATCTTTTGCACGAATTTGTCATCGTTCCGACCGAAAATCTCTTTTGCAATTTTGACGATATTGCTTGCATGAGCATCATTCAGCGCAAAAATGAGCGTTTTCGGCAAATAGTCCATATTCGGTTCGCGCTGTGGATCGACGAACATTTCGGAATATACTGCATCCCGATAGGTTTCAAGAACCAGCTTTATTTGTGCAGGATTGATTATGCTGCGATTCAGCTCTGTTTTAGTATATGTCGATTCTTCGCGCGTTTTTATATCCTCAACCGTGCCGGTATATCGGGTTATCTTTTTTACTTTCTCCCCTTCACGAATTGCTCCTCCATCCTCGGTAGCCTGCGTTTTGATTCGGTATACACGATAATCCACATTTACACCATCGGCGATAGATTTTTCGAGCGTGTAGTTTACAATGCGGTTATTATTGAAGAATGCCAATGTTTCCGGCGCAGGCGTAGCCGTCAAACCGACCATTTTTGCCGTATTGAAATAATCGAGCACTTTTCGCCAACTACCATAGATAGAGCGATGACACTCATCAATGATAATCATATCGAAATAGTCGGGCGGCAAAGTCAGATTGGCAGGCAATGCAATATCCGCCATCTCATCATTACCATAATTTTCATCGTCATCACTGTCCGTAATATCATCTCCTTTTAGCAATGAAAACAGACGCTGTATCGTAGAAATAACGACATTGGCATCCTCCGGAATCTTGCCCGATTTAAGCCGACTTACTGTGAAAATTGTATTAAATGGCTCGCCATTCTCAGTCAATCGAAACATGCCGAATTCACCTTCTGCCTGTTTTCCCAAATTGTTTCTATCTACCAAGAATAAAATGCGGCGCATCGGGGTATATGACAGCATCCGATAGGCGGCCATACATGCCGTATAAGTTTTTCCCGCACCGGTAGCCAAAACCATCAATGCACGATTCTGTCCTGTACAAAAACTACTTTCCAACTCACTGATTGCCTCAAACTGACAATCCCGCAATCCTCGTTTCTTCAAAGTCGGCAGCCCCGCAAATTCGTCCGTTATACCCAGCATCTTCACGATTTCTTTGGGCGTATGGATTCTGTTCAACTCCACATACTCGGAATTTTCATCCCGCAGGTCTTTGAATATTGTAATATTGCCGTTTGATTGATAGACGAACGGCAACGGCAGCATATATGCCTGATACTTAGAGGGTACACTACGAGCATACAGAACAGCCTGAGCGCATACCACATCGGATTTAACATCAACCTCTTCTCGTTTTGCTTCAAGGACTCCAACCGCCTTGCCATTTAGAAATAAGAAATAATCCGCTTCGAGATTATGCTCCAACAAGCCCTCTTCGATTGCAACAGCAGAGATCTTCGGAGCATAGTGATCCCTATCTACGACCTTCCAGCCGGCATCATCGAACATCTGGTCTATCTTCTTTCGGGCTTTCTCTTCCGGGCTCATATTCCTATAATTCTACAGTATCAGAAGTTTATGCAAAATTAACGAATAATACTCAAATAAGCTATACTAATATAATATTTACATGAAACATATTTCAACAAACGGCAAACTATTTATACCCAAAAAGATATAATTACAAATTATTTCACTATTTTTGCACCCAAAGAGGTATAATATGCAGACAACATTATCGAAATACGTAAAAGCTATGCGCAAGCAGCATCGGCTGACGCAGGTCGAACTGTCCGAGAAATCGGGCGTAGGGCTACGATTTGTGCGCGAATTGGAGCAGGGAAAACCGACGCTACGGCTGGACAAAGTCAATCAGATCCTCAACCTGTTCGGAGCCGAGGTCGGAGTGGTGCCGATGACAAAAACGAATGACCGATGAAACAGGCAGCCATCTATCTCTACGACCGCAAGGCGGGACTTTTGACCGAGGATGAAACCGGGTACACGTTCCGCTACGATGCCGACTATCTCCGCCTGCCCGATGCCACAGCGGTCAGTCTTACGCTGCCGCTTACGGAGCATATCTATCGCGACAAGGTGCTGTTCCCGTTCTTCGACGGATTGATTCCCGAAGGATGGCTGCTCGACATTGCCGAAAAGAGCTGGAAAATCGACAACCGCGATCGGATGTCACTGCTTTTGGCCTGCTGCAAAGACTGCATCGGTGCAGTCAGTGTCGTACCTATCGAATCAAAGGAGGAGTAACATGAAGCGTTGTCTATATTGCTACAAAGAATTGGCCGACGACGAGCGGGATTTCCACAAATCCTGCTCCAAGAAGATTTTCGGCACTCCCGAAGCTCCTTTGCTCCCCTACACGCGCGCCAATATCGCGGAACTTGCCCGCGAGGTAATCCGCAGCCAAACGACACTGACCGGCGTGCAGGCGAAACTATCGCTCGATATTGCCAAAGCGGGCAAAGGCACCCCAGAACGCTTTACAATCGTCGGTCTGTGGGGCCGCTACATTCTCAAACCGCAGACCGAACAATATCCGCATTTGCCGGAGTTGGAAGATTTGACCATGCACATGGCCGAAACCGCGAAGATGCAGGTCGTCCCCCACTCGCTCGTCCGCTTTGCCGACGGGGAGTTGTGCTACATCACACGCCGCATCGACCGAGGGCCGCACGGCGAAAAATATCCGATGGAAGACCTCTGCCAGCTCTCCGAACGATTGACCGAACACAAATACAAAGGCTCCTACGAGCAGATTACCAAAACGATTCTACGCTATTCTTCTGCCCCGAAACTGGATGTCGTTAATTTCTGGGAGCAGGTGTTGTTTTCGTGGCTCACGGGCAATGCCGACATGCACCTCAAAAACTTTTCGCTGTACAGCCTAAATCCGAGTATTTATGGGCTGACACCGGCTTATGACCTGCTATCGACAGCGCTCGTTTTACCCGAAGACACCGAGGAATTGGCACTGACGCTGAACGGCCGCAAACGCAAGCTCCGCCGCAGCGATTTCGTGCAGGCAATGACGGCTTCGGGCATGGACGAAAAGGTAGTCGACAACCTGTTCAAGAAGTTCATCAAAGCCATTCCGAAATGGGGCGAGTGGATCGACGTTTCGTTTCTGCCCGACGAGATGAAAGGCAAATATAAAGCGCTTATCGCAGAAAGAATCAAACAACTAAAATAGCGACATTACATCCTGCCGCGAAAATAATTTCATCCAAAAATCCGTCAAAAAATAATTTGCCACTTATTTACAACGGAGCCAACGACAGATGCACCCAACAACATAACAAACAAATAATTAGCAATTTACACTTCGTTTCTGCATCGGAAAATAGGTCGTCATTTTTCCAATTAACCAAAACGCCATTTCGCCAGCACATCATCGGCATATAAACAGCAATAACAAAGCTATTTACAGTTTTATCTGCCAAACAAAATTTTCTCATCTCTTTGCTGTACGGATGCAAATAATTTGTTACTTTTGTGTTGCTATTCTGTTACTCGGCCAAAATGAGTAACAGAAGTAACAAAAATCATTCAACGCAAAAGGATATGGCGGAGATCAAAGAACCGATCCGGATCAGGCGCAAGAAGCTGACGAACGGGAACGTCAGCCTCTACCTCGACATCTACCTGAACGGAAAGCGGGAATACGAATTTCTGAAACTGTACCTCATTCCCGAAAAGACAAAAGCCGACAGGGAGGCGAACCGGCAAACCCTCCAACTCGCCAACTCGATCAAGGCACGGCGCATCGTCGAGGTGCAGAACGGCGAGCATGGCTTCAAGTCGGCATACGCCTCCGACACCCTCTTCTTCGACTACTACCGTGCGATGTGCGCCCGGCGGCTCGGAGCGGAGAGTACCGGAAATTGGGGGAATTGGAAATCATGCCTGAAACACCTCCAAAAATACGAGCCGAACGAGCGGATCAGGTTCTCGCAGATCACGCAGGAATGGGTGCAGGGATTTCGGGACTATTTAGAGAAAGATGCGTGCGCGTGGAGCTGCGACGAGCGGGATCGCATCAAGGATCATCCGCTGTCTCGCAATTCACGGGTCAGCTACTTCAATAAACTGCGGGCCTGCCTGAATCAAGCATACGAGGATCGCATCATACCTATCAACCCCATGAGGGGCGTCGAGGGTTTCAAGGCCGAAGAGGGAACACGCATGTACCTGACCATCGAAGAGGTGCAGCGGCTCGCTCAAACAGAATGCGAATATCCGGCCATCAAGCGGGCGTTCCTGTTCTCCTGCCTGACGGGACTGCGCCGCTCCGACGTGATCCGTCTGACATGGGGCGATGTGCATCAGCAGGGAGAGTTCACTCGGATTATCTTCAAACAGAAGAAGACCAGCGGACAGGAATATCTCGACATCCCGCCGCAGGCCGCCGAACTCATGGGCGAGCGCGGCAAGGACGCCGAGCATATCTTCCCCAACATCCACTCTCCGAGTTGCACCAACGAAACGATCAAAAGGTGGGTATTGCGGGCCGGAATCCATAAGGATATAACCTTCCATTGCGGCCGCCACACGTTCGCGGTGATGATGCTCGACCTCGGAACCGATATTTATACGGTCAGCAAGCTACTCGGACATCGGGAGCTATCGACCACGCAGATTTACGCAAAGGTGCTCGACAAGAACAAGCAGGCAGCGGTCGCCAAGATACCCGACATATTCTAACGAAGAAAGGCATCGGTTTCGATGCCTTTTTCTATTGCTGGAACATCATGCCCCGTCCGGTCAGGAGCCATGTCGCGGATATGCCGCAATCCCGAACCAGCGGAACGAGCCATCCGACCTCGAAATAGCCACGATTGCGGTCTTTACGCTGCGTATAGAAATGAGGCGGAGCTATCGAATTATCCCGGCAATATTCGGCGATACTCTTTATCAGCCGATTCTGTACGGCAATGTCGAACGCCGTGAAAAACCGCTCCATAATAGCCAACGTATTGTCGCTGTAAACCCGTCTGCGGCTCATTTCTTCTTCCCCTTGATTAGCGTCTTTTCCTCCGATTTAAGCCGTCGTTCGACTTTCTTCACATCTTCGCCCGCAGGGAGCTGTTCGGGGACGATACCCCGGCTCAAAAGCATATTGCGGACGGCGACGTTGTTATCGACATGCTCCTTTTCTATCGCCATCTGTCCGTGCAAATTCTTCTGCTCGGCATTTACAGAGGTCATTTCGGCGGCAAAATCTTTCGCTTTGATACCGATCGTCGGCAGAAAGTCGGCCAGCGGACGGGAATCGGGTGCACCGAGTTTGCGCTTTACCAATGCTGTATCAAGATGGAACAAAGCCCTATCCCCTTTCGACCGGATAATCGCAAAACCCCGGCTATCGACGCCGCGCTCATACAGGACGCCTGACAGTCGTTTTTCGGTTTCTGCCAGCTTCGCGCGAGCCTGCACCCGTTCGTAATCGAGGATTCTCTGCTGCACCAACTCCGCTCTACGGGTCTGCACAGCGAAATAGTTTTGTGCAAATGCGATCTGCGGCTTGCGGGGATCGCCGTTCTGCGCAATCAGGTAGCAGGCATAGCGGGTCAGCATATAATCATCAATCTCGCGCTGCGCACCTTTGGCAAGTTCGATCATTTTCCCGACGCGGGGAAAATGATCCTCGACATGCTCTCCTGCGTTTACACACGCATCCCGCGCCTTTTCGATTACATTGTAGAATTTTTCCCACTTCGAATAGCCGAGAAGCCCGCAAAGTTCTCGCGCACTCCAACATTCGATCCCCTCATACTCATTGGCGATAGATTCGAACTGCTCGAACAACTCCTTTATCTCTTCTGTTTTCATATATCCGACCTCTATTTATTATTCTTTTCTATAATCCCGATGAGCCGATCCATCTGCTCGTCCTTTTTTTCGAGCAGGGCGATGAATTTCTCCGACAGCGCATTGATCTGATTCGAATCACCCGATACCGCGATACCGTGATCCGTCGCTACCGTATTCCCGCTACCCTCATAGAAATAACAAACACTTTTGTTGGTAACACGGGCAATATCCTCGATCAACCCACTTTTGACATCCTCGGATTTCAGGGCACTATGCAGACGTTGATCCCCATTATGTCCGAGCATCCGCGCAACATCCGCAATTGTGATGCCCTCCGAGCGAAGTATGTCCTTTATCTTCTGTCCTGTCATATATGTTTGTATATCACAATGTTATTCTTATTCAAACGCAAATCCCAATCTATGCCAAATATTTTTCTTTGCAGAAAACAAAGAAATATGTTGGTTATCCAAACAAAAGTATTTATCTTTGCCCTTGCAATACGGGAAGATATTGACGCATCAATAAAATCCGTCGGGTGCAAATATATAAAAATAGTACCTAACAAGTGAATAATTATCGACGAAATATGAGCAGAACAGAGAAAAAATCATTTTTCGACCTCTATGCGGAGCAGAAAAAGAAGCCGACGCCCGCGCAGAATTTCATCGCCGAGATCGCTGCGCTCACGCATCGTTCCGAGAATACGGTCAAGATGTGGCTCTGCGGTCGGCAAGTCCCCGACGAGCTGACGCAGAGTATCATAGCCCGTCGCTACAACCTGAATATAAACGGCCTCTTCCCAAAATCGGAGGTGCAATCCAATGAAATATGAAAGCTCTGCTGAATTGGCGATACTACGTTCTGATGGTCGTCGGTATGATCGCCGTTATCGGGACATTCTCCGTCCCCATAGACGACCAACCGCTCGGAGCATGGCTGCTCGCCCTGATAATCCCGAAGATCATCGGATTCGGGGCTTGGTATCTCATCTTTCGGATGTGCGACTATTGGGACGCTCGCGGGCTGATTCCCGAAATGTCGAAAACGATGCAGGAGGAGGACGACACATGGGAGTAGAGGAAAGATTGGAACGTATCGAGCGGCTTCTACTTCTCGGTTCGAAAGAGGTGCTCAATACCTCGGAGATCGCCCTGTTGCTCGGCATATCCGAAAGCCGCGTGCGGCATTTGACGAGTGCAAAGAAGATTCCGCACTACAAGCAGGGCAACAAAATCTATTTCAGGAAAAAGGAGATCGAAGCATGGCAGCTTCAATCCCGCGTCCCGACCGACGATGAAATCCGCAGCAGGGGCACGACCTACGCCGTAACGCATAAATAGCAGAGATATGAACGACAACCCTAATATTCAGGAATCCGAAAGCCAATGCAAGCGCATACTCGCCTACTTGCTGAACGGCAGCCGGATCACGAGCCTCGAAGCATTGCGGCTCTTCGGGTGCATGAGGCTCGCATCGCGCATCAGCGACCTGCGGAAAAGCCATCCCGAAATCAAATTCAAAGCGACGAGGGTTGAGACGACGACGGGGAAAAGGGTCGCTCAATATTACATCGAGAGTATTCAGTAAACATTCAATTCAACGCAAATGAAAACGGTAATCATTAAAGAAATCAGGCTCCTCAATTTCAAGGGACTGCGTAATCTGACGGTCGAGTTCGACCCCGCGCTCACGGAGATTTACGGGCGCAACGGCATCGGCAAAACTTCGATCTTCGACGGGTTCACATGGCTCCTGTTCGGCAAGAACAGCGAGGACAGAAAACAGTTCGGCATCAAGACCTACGACGAGGCCGGAAACATCATCCCGAAACTCCCGCACGAGGTATCGGCCGTCCTGCTGGTCGATGGCGAGGTCGTAACCCTCTGCCGTCGGTTCAATGAAAAATGGACGAAGAAACGCGGCTCGGCGGTCGAGGAGTTCGTCGGACATGAAGAGGAACGCCTCTACAACAACGTACCCTGCTCGGTCAAGGAGTGGAACGAGAAGATCGCCGCCATCTGTCCCGAACAGGTATTCAAGTTCATCACCAATCCCCTCTACTTCACATCGCAGTCGGTAGATACGCAGCGGTCGATGCTCTTCCGTATGGCCGGAGGTATCACCGACGAGGAGATAGCCGCCGGAAATGCCGATTTTGCGGCCCTCCTTGCCTCGCTCACGGGTAAGACGATGGAGGAATACAAGAAAGAGATCGCCGCGAAAAAACGCCGTCTGAAAACCGAAATCGAGGCCATTCCCGAACGTATCGACGAACGCCGCCGCGATGTGCCGGAGGCGGAGGATTGGGCGGCCCTCGAAGAAGAACTCCGCCAAAAACAAGAGGCACTCGCAAAGGTCGAGGAACAGATTAACGACGCATCGAAAGCCTATGCCGCCGCGAATGAGGAACGGCTTGCAACGGTGCGCAAAATCAGCGACCTGAAAAACGAACGGCTGGCCCTCGAACTCAAAATCAAGGACGAAGTACAGGCCCTCTACCGTTCCGACAAGGCCAAGCAGCGGGCCGCTGCCGAGGATTTGGAGCGGGCGAAGCGCGACAAAGCCGCCGCCGAGCGCGACCTCGCCAATGCCCGCCGAGAGGTAGAGGTATGCACCGATCGCCGCGCCGAGCTTATCAAGCAATGGCAATCAATCAATGCCCGCAAGCTCGTATTCGATGAGAACGAGTTTATTTGCCCGACCTGCAAGCGCCGTTTCGAGATCGAGGAGATCGAGAGCCGCCAGCAGGAGATTACCGAGAACTTCAATCGCCGGAATGCCGCCGACCTCGAAGAGAACAATCGTCGCGGCAAGGAGAACAAACTCCGCATGGAGGAGGTGAATCAATATATCAGCGAAATCGAGGAAAAGATCGCCGAGCAGGTATCTATCATCTCCGAAATCGAAATGAGCGGCATCCTCACGGCAAAACTCATCGAACCCGACGCCACCCCGACCATCGCGGCCAACACCGAGTATATAGCACTCGGAGAACAGATCGCAGAACTCGAAAAGGAAGTTTCGCAGCCCATAGCCGCCACAGAGGATGATTTTTTACGCGAGGGACGCGATTCTCTTACCGTCGGAATCGACGCGCTCAAATCGCGGCTGATGAAGCGCGAACAGATCGAGAAGAATAACCAGCGCATCGCCGAACTCGAAAAGTCTCTCCGGATGCAGTCGGAAGAACTCGCGCAGTTGGAGGGTATCGAGTTCACGATGGCAGCTTTCTCGAAAGCCCGCACGGAGGCCATCGAAAGCAAGATCAACGGGCTGTTCGACTTCGTGAAGTTCCGCCTCTTCGAGACACAGATCAACGGAGGTGAAGTGGAAACGTGCGAAGCAATGGTGAACGGCGTGCCGTTCTCCGATGCCAATACCGCAGGGCAATTCAACGCGGGTATCGACATCATCAACGCGATATGCCGTTTCGAGGGCATTTCCGCCCCGATTTTCGCCGATGGTTCGGAAAGCGTCAATACCCTGCATCCGACACAATCGCAGGTTATCCGCCTGTTCGTATCGCTCGACGACAAGCTCGTCATCAAGCACAACGGAAATCCGGCTCAACCGAAGAGCCTTTTCGACTAATAATCATTCACTTAAAATTCAACGCAATTATGAAAACCGAAGAACAGAAAAGCGCATTTATCCTCCGCGTGGAGGAGATGGTAAAAGAGATCGAAACGCTGATGCAGGAGGGGGGGGCAATGAGAGGTCTTGCATCCTCCTCGTAAACGAGAAGCCGCAAGACAGCGACATGACGGCCCAATGTATAGCGATCATGGGAAGCGGCAAAAGGCTAATCGAAAGCATGGCCGCATTCATCGAACGGCCCAACATGGCAGAAGTCGTGTCTCTCAGTGCAAAACTCGCCGCTCTTAAAAAACTCGCAGAAAATTAACATTCAAAATCAACCTTACAATGAATCAAGCAATCGCAAAGCAGGATCGCCCCGTCGATCTGCTCAAAGCAACAATCAATGCTCCGTCAATACAGGAGCAGTTCAAGAACGCCCTCGGCGAGCACAAGGATACGTTCGTCGCATCGCTCATCGACCTCTATACGGGCGACAAATCCTTGCAGACCTGCAAGCCCTCGGCAATCATCATCGAAGCACTCCGCGCGGCAACCCTCCGCCTACCTCTGAACAAGGCCCTCGGTTTCGCCTACATCGTGGTTTACAACAACTCGGTAAAAGTAACCAACGAGCAGACCGGACGCGAGGAATGGATCAAAGTTCCGACGCCGACGTTCATCCCCGGCTACAAGGGCTATATCCAGCTCGCCATGCGAACGGGGCAGTACCGGACGATCAATGCCGATGTAGTCTATGAGGGCGAAGTCCGCAAGGTGAACAAGCTCACGGGAGAGATCGCTTTCGACGGCGAAAAGACCTCCGACAAGATCATCGGCTACTTCTGCTATTTCGAGCTGCTCAACGGCTTTTCCAAGACGCTCTATGTAACCGTCGAGGATATGGCCGCCTACGCCAAGCGGTATTCTCCCTCCGTGAAGAAAGAGACGACCGTCGCGCAGCTCATCGCCAAAGCCAACGACGGCATCATCGGCAAGAAAGTCGGATGGGAGGGCAACTTCAACGACATGGCTCTGAAAACGGTGATTCGCCGCCTGCTGTCGAAATACGGCTATCTCTCCGTCGAGATGCAGAACGCGATGGCTCACGATGTCGAGGATGAGGCCATGTCCAACCGCAACGACGCACTCGATAATGCCGCAGCGCAGACGGTCGATCTCTCGGCAACGGAATACGAGGAGGTCGATACGGAAACGGGGGAAGTCAAGGAAACCGGATCGGAGCAGGCCGCACCCGCTCCTGCACCTGAATACTGATCTGACGGCACGAGAGTATGATCTTGAAATGTTTGGGGAGTTCATCACGGGGCAACTGCTACATCCTCGAAGCAGCCGATGAAACTTTGATCGTCGAGGCGGGAATACCGATGCGCGACATCAAAAAGGGTCTCGGCTGGCAGCTCGGCAAGGTGGTAGGATGCCTCGTATCTCACCGACACGAAGATCATGCAAGGTCGTTGAACGACCTTCTCACCTGCGGCATCCGCGTACTGGCTCTCGCCGATGTATTCGACGCCGCCAATCCGAGAAATCGCGTATTCTGCAAGATAATCGAACCGATGCACGGCTACAAAGTGGGAGGCTTCAAGGTCTTCGTACTGCCGGTCGTCCACGATGTGCCATGCGTCGGGTTCGTCATCGAGCATCAGGAGATGGGACGCCTGCTCTTTATCACCGATACGATGATGTTCGAGTACCGGCTTGCCGACCTGAATCACGTAATGATCGAGGCGAACTACTCCGATGCGATCTTACAGCAGAATATCGACCGAGGGTTTATGTCTCCCGCCATGCGGGGGCGGCTGCTGGGTTCGCACATGGAATTGCAGACGACGAAAGAGATTTTGCGGACGACCGATCTATCGGCGGCAAATGAGGTGATTTTACTGCATCTCTCCGACGGCAATAGCAATGCCAAAGGATTTGCCGAAGAAGTGCGGCAAATCGCCGGAAAACCGGCATATATCGCCCGTGCAGGATTGGAGGTCAATCTCGATAAACTCCCATACTGAATGCTGATATGCGACCTGTGCCTAACGATATAGTTTCAACGCTGATCCGCTGCCTGCCGCAGATACTCGAAAATGTGCAGATAGACAGCGGGAATACGCGGCTCATCAATGCCGTAAGACTGACAAAAAGGATTATTCCACGATTGCAAAAAATCGAATGCAATGCTGATAGTAAAGCAGGACAAGACCCGCAAGGAGGAAGAGGGACAGATATTCGTCGAACTCACGATTTACCGTGATGTCAGGAATATCGCAGACTGCAACCGCCTCGGATATTGGTGCGACAAAGCGCATCTGTCGCACTTCATCATGGAATGCGCGAAATGTTTTACGCAAGACGAATTAAAAAACATACTGAAAATGAACGGAAACAACATTTATATCGAGAAAAACAACCTGCTCGATGCCTACAAGAAAGGCAATGCCGACAACAAGAAGATGCTCGAAAATCTCTTCGGCAAGGAGATGTTCCGCCCGAAAAACATCATGGAGCGCATCAAGACCTTCGATGACGCATTCAAGGAACTCGGCGAGAACCATCCGCTCGTAAAAGAATACCACAAACGGCATCTGTTCCTCGAAGACGATTCGGATATTAGCTCCGATCTCGTAGCCTACCTCAAACTCCGCATCATTACTGCCGCTCTCAACGAGGGTTGGACACCGCAGTTCACCGAGGACGAATACCGCTACTTCCCGTGGTTTTGGCTCTACACCAAGGAGGAGATCGCCAAGATGGACAAGGAGGAGCGCAAGAAAGTTGTCCTGTTCAGCGGTCATGCGAATAACGGCTCGCATGGCGGTTTTGCGTATGCGTATTCGTCTTACGCGCCCTCGATTACGCTTGCGTATTTCGGGTCTCGCCTTTGCTTCAAATCGTCCGCGCTGGCGAAATACGCAGGTGAACAATTCGCTGAAATCTACTTTGCTTTCGTGGGGAAATAGATGATGGGAGGATGGATAAAAATATATCAAACCATTCGGGAGCATTGGATATGGAATGATCCGCGAAAATTGAAGTGGTGGATCGACCTGCTGATGCTCGCCGAATGGAGAGATAGCAAACGCCTTGTTGGATCAGACCTCGTAACCATCAAACGGGGGCAATTGATCGCATCCGTCCACTATCTCCGCGAGCGGTGGGCGTACAAAGATGACAACGGGGTGCAGCGCAAGCCGTCCGAGCATACCATCCTCAAATTTCTATCTCTCCTCGAAGCAGATCAGATGATAAGCCGCGCGAAACACCCTGCCACCCGTGCAACGATGATTACGATAGTTAATTACGATGATTACCAGCAGAATAGCGCAGCAGGATGCAACGAGGGCAGCAACGACCCCTGCAACGACGGGTGCAACGATCCCTGCACAGAAGATAAGAATAATAAGAATATAAAAGACAATAGAGAGGGGAAAAGTGGAAAAAGCGAAAAACGCTTTTCCCCGCCCTCTATCGAGGAGGTTGATTCTTATATCAGGGAAAAGGGGTACACGGTGGATGCCGAGCGATTCGTGAACTTTTACGAGAGCAAGGGATGGTATGTCGGCAAGAACAAGATGAAAAACTGGCGTGCGGCGGTGGCAACATGGCAAAAAGAAGACAACAAACGAAATGGGATCAATCAACAAAGATCATGTGATAAACGTCGAGGGACTGAGGCGACAGCTACTCGCCCGGAAGACTACGAGGGGAAATTTTAAGTGGTCGGTGAGCTTGAAGCAGGCAGCGGACATTCTGCTGGCAGCATATCAGGCGGAAGTCGAATACCGCCACCGCAGGTTCATCGAGGACAAGGCGACCAAAACCAACATCGAACGGCTGGCCGCATTCCTGATCCGCGACGATGCCAAGTTCGGGGTAATGCTCTGCGGCGTACCCGGCAATGGTAAAACAACTCTCCTGTATGCCTTTCAGTCGGCGGTGAATTGGCTCAACGACATAGGGCATTTCGAGGGCAAACGGGCCGGTATTCGGATCGTCGATGCAAAGGAGGTAGTTATGCTCGCAAAGGATTTCGAGGCATTCCGTAACCTACGCAATATGCCGATGATCGCCATTGAGGACATGGGGCGCGAACCGATAGAGGTTCTCGACTATGGGAACATCCTCAATCCGGTTGTCGATATGCTCGAATATCGCTACAACATGCAGCTCTTCACGTTCATCACGACCAATCTCACGAAATCGCAAATCCGCGAGAAGTACGGCAACCGCATCGCAGACCGATTCAACGAGATGCTCGAAGTCATCATTTTCAAGAATGAGACCTATCGGGACAAATGAAATTAAGGCGATTTGCCGCGAGTTTCAGGTAACGGCGATAAGATGGTCGGATAATCCGAAATAATGCGGCATATCGCAGAAAACAGAGCAAAGACACAAAATTCAACGCAATGGGGACAGAAGTAAAATTAAAACGGGAGGCAATCGAGCGACGCATCGCCGAATTGGAGGGCAAGATGCCCGACATCCAAGCCTCCAAAGAGGGAGCCGAAGCGCGGGCAACGATCCGCAGGCTGAAAGCGCGGCTCAAAACCTATCCGCAAGAGCCGAAAAAGCGGATTTACAAAGTCAAGGCCCGATTCATTTTCGACGGCGTTTTCGAGATTCGCGCCCACACTCGCAAAGAGGCCGTGCAGATGGCAAAAATCGGATGCGGGATGAACATCGGAGAAATCCACACCTGCTACGGGACTGACGTAGATTGGGAATTTGATTGCAAACCGGATAAAATCGTGAAATAACCGATACCATGACACAAGACGAATTTGACGCACTACGATTTTGCGCAGGCATGATCGCAGAATACAGAGGAAGCTGGTATAAAGTCATATCATGCAACTTTCCCGAACGCTTATTTGCCTTATGCGATGACAGCGGAATTGATGCAGACGACCCGATGTGGGTGCGTTGCGAAAATGTTTCACAAGTAAGATATAGTTAATCATGATTCACATAGGAGCTATCAGGAAAATATTTCGCGGCTGGCGCATCCTCATCTGCGCATGGGTGGACGACAATAGCCCGCTGAAATCGCAGTTTTTCATGCTCTTTCGCGGCGATAACGGGAAAGAGTACATCAGGATCGGAAAGGGGTACGACCCCAAGACAGACACCTACCCACGCATGGTCGTTACGCGCTGGTCGATCATCCGGTATGTCGGGGAACGCCATTGGGAGAAATCCTTTGTGTGGTTCGGCCTCGGTAAATTCATGGACGGCAGGGATATGTAATAATCAATAATTCAACGCAACTATGAAAGAGAATAAAATCAGTATCGAAATCACCGCTGACGGTTGGAAAACCGATGTAACGATCAACGGCAAAACCTATTCCGAACGGCATATCGGACATTATGGCAGCTCGGAGTGCGTCGAGGGGAACTTTGAAGAAGATGATGAAATCCCCGAATCAATCTACGATGCGCTCAACGACTTTTTCTGCTTCGGCTGCCAACAGGCATTGGCGCAGTTTGAAATTGAAGAGGGAATCGAGGAGGAATAGTCATGGAGATCAAACCAAAATTTCAGTTCGTCGAGGGTAGTTTCGATACCCAACGGGTAAAACTACTCTGCATACCGGATGATAATCACGGACGGGTCGATCTCTGCATCAAAGACCCCGACTGCGGATGGAATATCCCTATCGGCCAAATAAAGCTATTCAGCCGCGATTTGTACCGCGACTTCAAAGAAACACTACCCGACGCTACGAAACTCGGAGAAGAGATCGCACGTCGATGGAATGAATGCGAAACCAAAAAATAAGGCGATATGAAACTGCTATACATCGACTTATTCTGCGGAGCTGGCGGAACCTCTACCGGCGTTGAGAACGCTCGCCATGATGGACGGCAATGTGCAAAGGTCATCGGGTGCGTAAACCATGATGCAAATGCGATTGCCTCTCATGCCGCTAATCATCCCGACGCG